ACGACCGCATCAAGCGGCTGGAGGAGGCTCTTGAAGGAACCGTAAAATGGATCGTTCATCTGGCAGATAGCGGAGACGCTGGATTCTGGAATCCTGAAGAGCAGTCAGTGATAATCGCAGCAAGAGCAGCACTACAAGCCAAGGAGGCCAAGCTGTGAGCAACTTTCACCTTCAGGAAATCGAGACTCTTCAAAACTCTTTGAGAGAACGACAAGAATACGTCACCGAACTTGAAAACCGTCTCCGCGCTTTGTGGGACAAATACGATGGTGACAGGAAGCACTACATGGAGCGCATCAAGCGGCTGGAGGAGGCGGGGGACGCTCTCGCTTACAACCACAACCCATTCACCTTCATCGACTGGACTAAAGCCAAGGAGGACAAGCTGTGAGCCACATAGTAGATGCCCACGTCGCATATTGCACAGCAATCTCCGATCTGAGTCGGGACAAGACCGAACTTCTTGAGCGCATTAAGCGGTTGGAAGAGGCGGGTAATGCGTTGCTGTGGTATTTCTGCCCAAAAAACACGGGAGACATCAGTTTCCTTCAATCGGAAGCCATTAAACAGTGGAACAAAGCCAAGGAGGCCAAGCTGTGAATGATCAACCTGAACTATTTGATATTTGCGAACGTAACCATGGAGGTGACGAATGCTCTAAGGAAGCAAACTTGGTTACAGATAAAAGCAGGGATAAAGCAAGAATAGTTGCTTACCTTACCACAGTGCCTGATGCCACTTGTGATGAAGCGGAAACGGCTCTTGGAATGAATCATCAAACCTGCAGCGCGAGATTTTCTGAATTGAAGTTAGCCGGCGCAATAGTTTCGACATCGAAGCGACCGACAAGAACTGGATGCATGGCAAAAGCATGGGCGCTAAGCAATAAGCCATGATCACCAAACTCCACGAACTCCCACCGGACCACCGTCTGCGAAACATCGCCATCCAGGACATCAACGTCAGGATCCGGTGCCGCCACACCGGCGCCACCCGTGACCCTCGCACCTGGAAGATCAAGGCCGATACCTACAACAGGTTGGGCGAAACGTGGCGCAGCAACTTTGATTTCATCATTCAACCAGCATGACCACCCACTACAACCACTTATCAAAGCGCGCCGCCTGCGGACGTGCTAGCGCCCGAACCACCGCCGACAAATCCAAAGTCACCTGCATCGCGTGCCGGCGCACGGTGGCTTACACCTCAAAAAAATGACCTACTCCCAATCCGGCCAGCTGCCCCATCACCAGTACTGCTGGGTCGATGCCTCGTTCATAAGTAATGAGCACGGGTTCAAACCCTGCGTCTGGTTCGGCTTGGTCTCGATCCCTGGACGTGCCTGGGGCTGCACGGTCATGCTGGAATGCGGCGCGATCTACCGGGCTGTGCCACCGCACGCGCTAGCATTCCATGAGAACCCAGAGCCTGACTGGCGCATCGAGCACGCTCAACGCTGGGACTGCTACGGCCGGGAGTTCTCGACGATCGAGTACACCTATCTGCGCGGCGTCACCGCCGAGGCGAAGGCTGGTAGCCTGCTTCGCAAAGGCCAGTACCTCTTCACCGTCGCGCCCATCGACGACGGCTTCTCTCGGTATCCCGAACAGGCCAAGGAGTTCTGCTTCATCCAGCTGGACAACGGCCGGCTCACGATCCAGCCGACGGACAAAGTCCTATTCCACGACCTCTCCTTCGTCGCTCCCGAGTGGCCGACCAATCTTAAAACCACAACCGAAATCTACAGCTGCGAATGAACCTCATCCACCGCATCAAAAAACTCCTCGGCCTTACCAAGCCTACAGGCCGACCACGCATCCCCATCGAGAAGCAAATGGCAATCAAAGGCGCGCCACCGCACGTGACCGATGTCGAGCTAGCACATATCCTCAATGTCTCTTACGCAACCATTCAACGCTACCGTCACAACAATGGAACCCAATGCCGCAAACGACGAACTCTCAAAATTCAAAGCGATAGCCCACCAGCTGCATGACCGGATCGCCTGTGGTTGTCACCCCGAGCCATGCTGGACCTGTCAGCAGGTATCGAAGCGTTACCTCGCCATGACCCGTGAAGACCAGCGCATCATCCAAGCAATCCACCGGCGCCCATCGGATTCATCTCTCCGGTAACCGGGTTGTCGTGATCGACACCAAGGATCTCAGCGAGCGCGCTCGCAAGGATCTCATTGGCATCTGCGTGGCCAACTCGCAGAATTCTGACGCGCTCCTGGCAAACCTCCGCAGGATTCCAGGCGTCCTATCAGCCACCTTCGGGTAACCGACGTGGTCGGGATGGTTTCTTAGTTTTTCCCATCCATCGGCTTGGTATCGGCCTATCCCTCTCTCGGTTGGACGCCGGGGGAGGGAGCCCCAATAAAAACCCCCTAGGACCTCTCAATCCTAGGGGGCTAGACAACTATGAACAGCACTACAAGCGGTGGTATCCTACTTCTTACGACCCCCAACCGCAAGTGTTTTGATCGCCCGGTCGCGGAACTCTTTCGACGGCCGGAACACGACCTTCGGCCGGGGCGGAATCACGATCTCGACATCCGGGATCAGCGGGTTCCGTCCGATCATCGGCTTGGTCATTCGGGTTTCCATCACGCCGAACCCCCTGACTTCAAACCCACCTGCCAAGGTCGCGTCCATCATCAGGTCGAACATCCGATCGACAATCTGCCGGGCATGAGGCACCAGCAGACCGCACTCCTCGGCTAGCGTATGAATCAGGTCACTCTTGGTCATTGGGCTTTTGCGATTGCACCAACTCCTCGATCGCACGCCGAGCCACCATGCCGGCGATCAACGCGGCAGACGGCTCAGGCACGGTGCCATCGGTGGGCAGCGGCGGTTCTGAGTTAATTAACAGGCTGAATCCACCTTCAGCGTCCTCAATCACGATGGTAACTTTGCGATTCATTGCACGATCCTCCCTTGAGACCGCACGGTGCGGCCGACAGCGGCGACGACTCGGGGGTCAGTCACGGGTTCGATCGTCTTCACGATCTGGTTCACCTGCGTGTTACCGCCCGGCGAATTCACGACCACGCCCTGCACTCTCACGGTGCGGCGCTTCTCGTTGATTTCTTTCATCTGGTCGGAACGCCGCTGGCGATCTTCGTCAGTGATGGTCTTCGGTTTGCCACGGCCGCGTCGGCCGAGCTTCGAGGCTGCAATCTGCACCTCGGTAGGTTGAACTGGTGTTTCGTTTTCCATAACTATTCCCGCGTTACTGGCGCGGAGAGGGTGGTCGGACACGCCGGCCACCGTGCTCCGTGTCATTTCGCTGCCGACACCCGCTTCCAATACGCCCCGCCCGATCGCTTCCATCCGTTCGGCCCATGATGCCAGATCAGTGCGAGGTCCCGGTCGGTCGCCGGTCGGCCGATGCGCTTCGACCAGTGGGTCAGGTAAATGTCAGCCACCTTCGTAGCGACGACTCGGTTGGTCATCTCGGACCAGCGGTATGACTTACCCGCAATCCGGTTCACGTCCGTCACGACACAGCGGCGCACCTGTAGAGCACCGAGTTCGCCATGACGGCCGCGAGCCAGATCGTTCCCGCCTGACTCGACCGCTATCAATGCTGCCAATAGTTCGGCTTTCATAATCCGCTTACGGTAGCAGCGCCGCTGGCTCAACGGCAAGAGAAAGCATGGACAGCATAGCCTTGCAATCGTTGACGTCGCGCTTCCAGTCCTGAAACTCCTTGATCCCAGATATGACCCGAGCGCGATTGAGATGTGCAATCTGCGCACAAGACTCGGTCATGTTCGGCCGGATCCAGCAAACCAGATCGTAGGCTTGCGATTTCGGAAGTGTCTTCAGACCGGGTTTACAGATGAAACACCGGCCAGCAAACAGCTGGTTCCAAGAACCAAACCACCAGCCCGGGTTTTCGCGCAGCTGACCCATCTCATCCATCCACAGTTCGATGTCCGGCCCTCCAACGCGACTGGGATTGAAGACCTCCAATAACTCCACGTTAAGTAGTTTTTGGATTTCTCGGATGTCCTTCGAGGTTTCAACCATCGTGTTCACCCGTTGAAACGGATCCACGAAAATACCTTTGATCTTCCTCATTCGCCATCCTCCGGCAGGTGATTCAGGTACGGCGGACGATACGTCGAGCCAGCGCACACCACCGCATCTGGATAGGCAATGACAGCCTCCTCCAGCGTATCGAAGTCATCCAACCAGATGCGTCGGCTCTGGCCAGACAACACGCTGTCCCTGTCGTAGACGCCGTGCTCGTAGACGGTCCAGCGTTCACTGGAATACGTCATGCCCCGGCCGTGTTCGATCGTGAGGTCACGCACGTGACACCTCCTTCATGTTCACCAGCACGGCTCGGACGGCCGCACTGATCTTGATTCCCGGAATCGGCCAGCGTGAATCACTCAGGCGCTTACCCACCAGATCCAGTAGGTCGTCGTAGCATCCCTCCGGAATAGCGTTCTCAGCCTCCAACTCAGCCACAGTCAGTGCAGCCAGCGAGATTCTGGTCATCGTGTTCACGCTGGCTCCTTCGACTCGATTCGCCAGACCAGCCGCTGCGAACGCTGCATCGTATGCGCTGGGGGTCATCGCACACCTCCCTTGGCCTTGATCAGTGCATCGCAGACCTGATTCATAAGCTCCTCGGCGCCTTCGTGATCGTCGAGGTATCGGACAGCGACAAGGGCGCCTTCCAACGCCGCCAGCAACTCCGGCGCCGCTGCAATGAGCCTGTGGTTCTGCTCGCCAGTTAGGCGGGGCGTAATCTGCGCGACCTGCTTGCCAGTCGCGTCTTTGATGCGGTCGAACTCAATCGACCACGGTGCAGGGGAATGTATGGGTATCATAGTTTTTGGATTCCGGCGCTTCTGGCCAGAGAAGGCAGCCCCCGCAAGGGGGGCGGCCGTGCTCTGATCAGAAGGAATATCCCAACTCCCGAAGCGACACGTTCCTCTCCGCACCGATGATGATGTGGTCGCGCACGTCAACTCGCAGAAGCTTCCCGCCCGCAATCAGTTCCTTGGTAATCCGGATGTCGGCCTCCGAAGGATTCGGATCTCCGCTGGGATGATTGTGGACAATGACAACCGAGTGAGCGCACGCGACAATCGCGGCCCGAAACACTTCTCTGGGATGGACCACGACTTGATCCAAGGTCCCGATTGCAACCAGCGTATGGCCAGTGATCCTACAGCGTGTGTTCAGCATGATCGTCACGAATGACTCCTGATCCGGCGAGAACCACGGAGCCGTGGCGACGTGCTCCTTCCAGTACGCTGACACCTTCGGAGGGCAGTCACCTATGACGGGCTCACTGGTTCCGCAATCGCGGACTCGCATAATTTTGAATTCGGCGGGGGGTCTCATAGTTTTTCTCTGGATCAACTGATCCGCAGGTGGCTCGCCTGTCACGCCAGCCACCGCCGGATAAGTCAGATGCACATCTGCATTTCCAGTGCATTCACAGCCGAGGCCATGAGGTCGCACACGTAATCGTTCTCCTCTGGGTCCAGCACGTTCTGGTAGCCAGCACACATCCCGATCGAGTCGGCATGATGCCAGCGCCCATCGTCGCCCCTGAACTCAGAGAAGACACACCAGCAGCCATGCAGGTTTATCTGGTCGATGATTTCCTGTCGCTCCTCCGGCGTCTCAGGATTGCCAAAGACATCGAAGTAGCTCTCCCGCTCAGGCTCAGCGCGAAGGCGAACGAACCCATGCCGCTCAAGGTTTCGGAAGGTATCAATGATGCTCATATCAATCGACCTCCACCAATACGCATTGCGCCGCTGGGAACGACCGACAGCCGTCCAAGAACCGGACCAGCACCCGATCGCCGTCGATGCCCATCACCATGCCAGTCAGTCCGTCTGGGCACGTCACGAAGTCACCCAGATTCACAGGCCACCTCCCAGATACTGACGTGCGAGGATTGCGCCCTCGTAGTCATGCTCGACAGCCGTCGTCCGCACTGGATAGGCGATGAACCGCTCACCCTTCCAAGCGGGACCGTAGACGGTGGAACCGGACACTACGTAGCCAGCCTCACGTAGCTCCTGCTTGTTCTGGTCCGACAGGACCATGTCCTTCACTCGACCTGCATTCGACAGGTCCACACTGCGTTTGATTTCGTTGGTCGTCATAGTTGTTTGGATCAGCTGATCCGCAGAACCCCCTGCACGCAGGAGGCTCGCCGGGTCATCCGAGGATTGCGTCTACCAGCAGCCACACGATCAGGAGCACTACGCCGCTGCCAATGATCAGGACGGCCGCATCACGGAGAAGGCGCTTCACAGGCTCACCTCCTCGGCGCTGAACACGACAGCCTCGCCGTCGATTTCGTAGCTCAGGTAACCTGAGGCCAGCGCCTCAGCGATCGAGTTCGGCAGGTTGAATCCCTCACGCAGGATCCGGGTCGCGGTAATGGCGTCAGTGGGGAACATCGCCTTCGCGAAGCGGATGATTCCGGGGGTGTAGCACCAATCGGTGCTGTTGAGTCGGTAGGTGTTTTTCATAGTTATGTGCGGTTCGCCGCCCACTGCCTCCCCAGCGGAGAAGCAGGGAGCGACGATCAGCGGCAGGGACCAGCGAGGGTGAATTTCTCGAACCAATCCCAGACGTCTTCCTCGATCTCCCACAGCCAATCAATCTGCTGCTGGTTGAGTCGGACCGTATCGACCTCGCCTTCGTTTCGAGCGCAGTTGTAGGTAGCGCTGTTACCGCAGGTGTAGACCATCACAGGCGTTCCTTGTCCCGGATCCTCAGGGAAGATTTCTGAGGCGTCGAAGTCCACACGGAGACCGTGTTTGTGCAGCGAGAATTTAGGTTTCATGTTCATAATCAACGTGGACATCATAAAGCGGTTCATGTGGTTGTCGATACCTTTTTTTGATCTCAACGCATTTTTTTCAAAATCCCCCGGTAAACATTGGTTGAAATCGGTGTGCTGTCGGTCATTGTCAGTCATGCCGAGTCTGGAAAGATTGACGCCCGAGGTGAGCCCGAAGAGCCTGAGCAGAAGGGAGAATCGGACTGGGACGGTATTAGCGGTAGCGAGGGCGACCTTACCAGCGCAGATGGTTCTGCGTCTGCGACGATCGGCTGTCACCATGTCAGAGATCGCCGAGGATCCGAATGCGCCTGCACCAGATCGGATCTCCGCCGCGAAGGCCATGGTCTCCCTGCAAGACCAACTCATGGACCTGCTCGCCATCCCGAGGAGACCGGCTGCTTCATCTGGTAAAGGGAAGGCATCCATCCCCATCGACATATCTCCGGCAACCTTGGTCGGCTCCTCCCCATCCCTGCCTGACCTGACGTAACGCCATCCCCGACGGCTGTGCCTGACCTGCGGGTCCCATAAGGGATTCCTTACGGGCTGGACCGTCCCCACGGGGGGGGGGGGGGGGGCGCCGCGCTCGACGGCAGGCCACAACGGGACCCCCTCTCCAACACCTAGGACCGTTTTCAAACTCAACTAGGGGTCACAGGGGGCCTGTGAGGGGTATCCTCAGACCCTCACCCCACGTTTTTGCCCTCATTCTCAGCACTTAACTCTCTTCTGGTAGAGGGGGGAGAGGGTAAAGTCACTATTGATGGTTCCGTTGGATCCGCCGCCGCTCCGCCGCCGCTCCGCGTCTCCAGCCAGCGTCCGCCGCCGCCCCGCCATGGATTTCAGACATACCCTCGCCCCCCCCACCTTTTGTCATGACAAACGCTCGGAAGAGCCTGCAAACTAGGGGCAAAACGTGGGGCGAGGGTACAGCCGACCTTACACAGGTCCTGAAAATACCCTCACCCTTTTCTTCAGTTTTCAGACCCACGAATCGACTTTTGAGCCTGCTGGAGGCGTGATCGCCCAGCGGACCTTCCCGCCGGTCTTGGCCTTCGAGATGCGGTGAGGATCCTGCTCATGCAGGCGCGCTAGGTAGACGCCGCAGGCGGTGTTGAACCGGAAGAGGCGGTCGGCCTCCCTGGAATACTTGGAGTCACGGAGGAGGGTTTCGAGGTCGGCGGCCGTTCCTCTCCAGGTGAGGAATTCGTTCTCGAAGATCACGGTGTCGATGAGGCCAATGAGTTGGTGCTCCGGGGACAGCTGCATGAGTTCTTCGAGGATGGCTGGGTGCTGGTAGGCCTTGAGGCCGCAGCGGGGTTCGACGAGGTGTTCGGGGACGGTGAGGCCGTCGAGGTAGTGGGCGAAGGCGGCGAGTTCGGTTTCGAGGATGTCCTTGAGGACTTCGATTTCGGGGCCGGGCCACGGAAGGGTCTGGCGGACGCAGCGGAGGATAATGAGTTTGTCCATGAGGGACGGGTCGAGGGGCGGGAGGACCTGGAGGTTCTCGGGTTCGTCGTTGAGGGAGATGGACATAGCCCAGATGGGTTTGAGGGTGATGGCTTGGCGGTTCTTGGGGTGGCAGGACTGGTTCTGAGCGAACAGCATGGATTTAATGTTGGACCCGAGAGTGCGCCGGGAATGGATGTCGCGGCCGGGGGCTTCGTCTTCGATGCAGAGGTGCTCGGAGGTGAAGAGGTCGCCGTTGAAGTCGGTGGCGCCACTCATGTAGCGGTAGGGCTTGGCGATGCGGTTGCCGAGCAGGCGCGTGATGATGGCGGACTGGACGAAGGACTTGCCGCACGCAGCGGGGCCGACCAGCGCGAGTGCCTGACTGGATCGCCAGGTGCCTGTCAGGACGGCCTGCCGGCGGAGCGCGAGCCAGTAGATGAGGCGCCAGTACTGGTCGTCGTTCTGGTCGAGGAGATTGTGGAGGTAGGTCTGGAGACGGGCGGAATCGCCGGGGACGCCAGCGAGCGGGACGACAGAGCGCGTGACGAGGATCGTGCCGTACAGGCCAGCGCGGTGGCCGGCGAGTGGGCCAGCGTATTCGATCAGGGTGTCCCGGGTGCGCCGGAGGAGTTCGCGATCGACGTCTGAGGAGCCGGTTTGGTCTTTGACGTGGGAGACGCCGGACTCAGTGAGGAACGTGCGGACGCGCTCGCCGTTGATCTGGGCGTAATCACCCCAGGCGTTACGGGTCCACCACTGGCCGGAATTGGGGTCGTAGTGGAGGTCGTCAAGCGGATTAGGTGAGGCAGCCTGCGGCTCAGCGGGAACCGGGCGTGGTGGATCGCCAGCGGCGTCGAGGAGGCCCTGGATGGATACGTCAGGTGGGATCGGGTCAGCGAGGTCCCAGCCCTCGGGGAGGGAATCGGGGAGGTGAACCAGCTTGGCGGCGGGCAGGCGGGCTTTGAGGTAGACCATGGCGTCCCGGCCGGGTTTGTCGGCGTCGGGCCACAGGACGATCGGGGTGGCGCGTGTCAGGAGAGGGTCGATGGCAGCACGGGCGACCCGCTTGGAACCGCCCTGCCAGGTGAGGACGACGTGGGACGGGAAGAGCTTGGATGCTGCGACGGCGGTTTTCTCGCCCTCTACGATGAGGACGGGGTCGTTCGGGCGCCGGGCGAGGAGGTGGAGGTTGAAGAGGGGGACTTCCTCGGGAGCGACCCAGCCCTTCCAGCGCCAGTGGCGTGGATTGAGGAGGTCAGGGGGTTGGTTATCGGGCGGGAGGAACCGGAGGGGGCGGACGTCCTTGGAGCCGTCGGGGAGATCGAAGCGGACGACGTAGGCCCGGATAGTGCCGTCGGCGTCGGGATAGGGCCAGGCAGCGGAGCCGTAGCGGTATGGCTGGGAGGCGTCAGCGCGGTGGCCGTGCTTGAGGGGGTCGAATCGGCGGGGTTCAGGCTGGTAATCGTCGCGGATACCGAGGAATTCGCGTGCCCACTGGGCAGCGCGGGCCTTGGGGTAGACGTGGTGCTGGCCGACGAGTTCGAGGAGATCGCCGCCCTGACCAGCGGCGTGGTCGTACCACAGGCCCTGCTTGGGGCCGGTGAGTTCGACGTAACAGGAGTCGCCGGCGTCGCCGAAGACGTTGCCGACGATCCACTGGTTGCCGACCTGACGGCCGGCGGGGAGGAGTTGAGCGCAGAGTTCTGCGACACGGACGGAGAGTGCGTCCGAGAGTTCGGTGAGGGTCATGCTTGTAGTGAGGGGTGGTTAGAGAGAGGTAATCATAAAGGCTGGCGTGTGGTCACCGACGTAGGCTCCGAGTTGGTTGAATTCGTGGTACTCGACGGCTTCGTCGTAGGTCATGCCCTGCGATTCCAGCTGGGCGATAACTTTGGCGTAGTCGTAGATCACGAATTCCTCAGAGCCGAATCGGGTGCCGATTCCGACGATACAGTCGTCGAAACCGTCCATGATGAGAAGGTCCGGATTGATGTCTGCGATTTGGTCACGGGTCATGGAAAAAAGAGGGGACACTTTCGACGAAAAGAGGGGACACTTTCAACTGCACGTAAATGGGTGCATTAACTTGCAGCTGAGACTTTCATTCGTTGTTGAGGTCGTATTCGCGTGCTTCCAGGAGCGCGATGAGGTGCTGCTGCGGTGTTGGTTCGGCCGTCCCACACAGGATGCCGAGGCGTTCGTGGTAGCGGTATGCGGCCTCCTCAGAGAGGCCCGGTGGAGTGGGTGTCATAGGTTGTCTGTATCGCTAACGGATCGTGCAATGATGGCGTGACCGCCGGAAAGGTTGACCTGCTCAAGCCAGTTGGATTGATCGGGCCGGACCTTGCCGGTGGGTGTTTTGACTTCGATGGAGAGGAACTGGGCGATGGGTTTGCCGACCATGTCGGGCGTGACTGTAACCGTGCGCCAGCCGATCAGGTCACCAGAGCCCGGGAATAATCCCATGCGAACGTGGCGGGCGTCGTGCAGGAAGACGCCTTCGGGATCGCGCAGGGCCTTGCCGACGTAACCCTCCCCGACTTGGTTGCGGAAGACGCGGACGTGAGATTTCGATCCAGCTGCGCGCAGGATCAGGGCTTGGAGTTCGGATTCGGTCATGGGTGAGTAGAATGATAAGGTAATTTCATCGGGGTCAAACCGATGACCGCTGAAGTCCTATCAATTTTCTTTCCTCGTCTGGCAACTCAATCCAGCCCTGTTCCGTAATCCGATACACGGCTATTGGAGTCCGATCAATTTTCGGAGGAGGATTAGCCTTTATGAAGTCTGCTGGGTTGGCTTTCCGCTTCCTAGCCTGCCATCGGAAGTAAGCCCATCCCGGTTTGTAGCCACGTTTCGCGGCGAGGGAACGAAAATCGTCCAAGGTTTTACACTTTCCTTCCTCGCGGCGTTCATCTCGTTTCTTTTGGATGTCCTCGATGGACAGTCGCTGGAGTTCGCCATCGACTTCTTCGATCTCCCGAGGGGCGATCTCCCGTGCGGATCCGCACTGCGGACAGGCGGTTCCGGCGAAGATCGCGAAGCACTTCGAGCACTGCTTGGTCTCGACCGGGCGTGACTTGGCCTTGCGCTTCTCGCGGCCTTCGAGGTCCCACTCGCGCTCCTGCTCAGCCAGCCCGTGGCGCAGGCAGTTCCCGACGTGATCTAGGATGACCGCGTGGGTCTTGCCTGGGTAAGGCCGGAGAGCGCGCCCGACCTGTTGCAGGTGCATGGACAGCGACTGCGTAGGCCGGAGAAGAATCGCCGCGTTGACTGTCGGCAGATCGAAGCCCTCGGAGATCAGTTCGCAGGAGGTCAGGACAAGAATCTTACCAGCTGTGAGATCATCGACGCGCTGCTTGCGAACCTCGGGTTCGAGAGTTCCGTCGATGCTAGCAGCCGGAATCCCGCAGGAGTTGAACGTGTCGGCGACCTGCTGGGCGTGCGCCACTGAGATGCAGAACGCCACTGCGCGCTGCCGATTGCAGAACCGGACGTAATGGGTGACGGCATCGCCTGTGATGCGCGGCGTGTTCACGACTTCCTCGGCCTCAGAGCGGTCGAAGTCGCCGGCGATCGTGTGGACTTGGCTGAGATCGACAGTTTCGCGAGGTGCGTAGTAGACCGGCTTGGCCAGGAATCCGTTGTCGATGAGCCACTGGACCGACGGCCCCATGACCATGCGGTCGAACATCACGCCGAGGCCCTTGCCATCGAGGCGTTCTGGGGTTGCTGTGACGCCGATGAACTTGGCATTCGGCCATGCAGCGAACATCTGGACGTAGGATTTGGAGACCGAGTGATGGGCTTCGTCGATGATGACGAGGTCGGGAGGAGTGATCTGATCCAGCCGGCGCGCAAGGGTCTGGATCGAGGCGACCATGGCAGATTGTTGAGCCATGAATTTGCCCGACTGAATGAACCCGTGCGGCACGCCGACGCGCTTCAGCGTCGCGCTGATCTGCTCAAGGATTTCCTTCCGGTGCGCGACGACGATCACGCGAGTCCCGCGTTTGAGGACCTGCGATGTGATGTACGAGAAGAGCACTGTCTTACCGGATCCAGTGGGGCTGACGGCGATAGGGCGCTTGGCGCCGGATGCGAACGCGGATCGGATGTCGTTAGACAGCTGGTTTTGGTAGGGCCTTAGCTCCATCGTGAGCCGTAGGCTGCGTTCTCCGACTTGACGTGTCAAGCACAAGCTACACACTGCGCCCATGAAGAACACAATTCGTGTAAGTTACAGGCTGCCGATCGAGGTGGCTCAGCTGTTGGAAGAGGAAGCAATCCGGTCCCGCCGGACGAAGACTGCGGTGCTGATCATCGCGATCGAAGATTACATCGCCAGGGCTGATGATGACGAGGTTTCCACCCATGCCTTTAAGGATGCGCGTGCTCGGGTAGAAAAAACCCGTTGACACTCGGAAGGCGCGCTAGCAGCATTCCGCCACGACGCATAGCTTGGTTTCGTCAACCAGGCGCGAACTGGGCGCGTTAATCCAGTTGGCCAAGAGTGCCGAAGGGCATTCGCCGGTTCCACGGCTCGGACTCGCCACCGAGGTTGGATTGATGGTCTTAACGGACCTGCAATCTGCCTCGTTGTCTCGGAGAGGTAGGTGAAGAAAACCCCCGAGGCAGGAGAGCCAATATGGCCAGTGGAAATGTAATCAGCTGTAAGCAGTTCGCTTCCTTCCTCGTCTCGCAGGAGCCTGTGTATGACAAGGAAGTGCTTAAGGATATCCGCCCGTTTGACGGGATGATCGGATACTACAACACCGGATCGTTTGACGCGTATTCCGGCACGCAACACACCTTCGACCGCTTCAACAGCGTGTTCCCAAATGTGACTGGCGCGTGGGAAAACCCGACTGGCGCGGCCTGCACTGGCCAACCCTGCGATCCTACCGAGAACAAGATCGGTTGGGGCTGGACCCGTAGCACCTACGCTCTGGAGAAGCAGTCTTGGGGTTCCGACATCCTGTGCTTCGATCAGATTATGACGAAGACGAAGGCCAAGGAGCACTTCCGTCAGATCATCGACGACGTGCTGCGTCCGGCCACGAACTGGATCACGACCTACTACCTCCAGCGCAAGGCGATGGAGTTGTCCAGCTACAGCCCGACTGGCATCAGCGGCAACGCCTTTGCTTGCGCCGTCGGTCTACCTGCGGTGATTTATTCCTGGGTTGGTGCCGGTTACACCCGTTTGCGCGTGACGAACGCCGCCCTCGCACCGATCACCGCTGCTTCGTTGGGACGTTTGACTCCGGAAATCCTCCAGTCGCGTGTTACCCGTCAGTACTTCCTGGGTGCTATCCAGGCCGGCAAGGAAGGGTACGATTCCCTCCAGCTGCACACTGACAAGGATACCTTCCGGTATCTCCAGAAGACCAACGCTACCCTGTACGATGCCTGGCGCTTCGGCGTTTTCGCCCCGGCTGCCAAGGAATTCTACAAGTACGGCTTCATGGGATTCGTCGGCGACTTCATGGTGAAGGTTCTCCAGTTCCCGTTGCGCTTCAACGCGACGACTACTCCTGGTGAATACACCCTGGTCCTGCCGTACAAGAACGTGGCTGCTACCGAGGGCATCAAGTCTGTCTTCAACGAAGACTACGACCGCGCCCAGTTCCAGATCAGCTACATCAACAACCCTCGCGCCCTGCGCGTGATGCCGTTCCGCCCCGAGGCCGTGAACCCGAATATGCCGTTCATGGTTCGGGATTATGGTGGGCGTTGGAAGTTCGCGACCAATGACCTGGGCGCGGACTGTGCCGGTAAGCCGATCGACAACAGTCGCGGCAACAAGGGCAAGTTCATTGCCGACTTCCAGTTGGCCGTGAAGGCCGAGCATCCGGAATGGCTTGAAGCTATCTTCCACAAGGTTGATCGTGGCTGCATCGAGATCATCCCTGTCTGCGAAGCTGATCCTGGCGATCCTGCTCAGAGCTACAACTCTGCGGACCCTGTCTGCCCGAGCGTCATCCAGTTCACGGCGGTCATCAACGATGCCGACCCGGCTCGTTATGTCATCGGAACCACCGGAATCATGTGCGACGACAACATCGTCGCTAACGCTGGCATCAGCGCGGCCAGCGTGGCTGCTCTGATTATCGCGTTGCAAGCCGCCTGGGACGCCGAGTTTGGCGCCGGTCAGGGCACCTGGAGCGTTGTCTCTGGCAACCTGATCCAGCTGGCCGGCAGCAGCTGCACCAACGTGACCCTAGAGTTCTCAATCTAAACCACCACCAAACGGGGCTCTCCTTCGGGGGAGCCCCCGAGGTGCTGGCAGCCTTCCGGAGCGTCCGGGATGCTGGCAGCCTCTCAAGAAAAGGATTTTACGATGTACGGACAAATGATGCGGAAACGAAAGATGGACGGCATGGGCCGCATGGGCGCCGAGGTCGAAGTTGTCGAGTTCACCCCGCCCAAGGAACTGCGGCTCGAAGGTGATTCTGGCACCGCCATGGTTGACTGGCGCACCACGCCGCGTGGCACCATCGAGATCATCGGATTCGACGGCATCACGCTGGGTGAGTCCGGCCGCCAGGACGTCGAAGAGATGGAGATGGAAAAGCCTGAGATGGAGATGGAAGACATGGAGGAGGAAGCCTAATATGCCAGCCCTGACTTCCCAAGAGATCGCCTCGCTCAGCGGGTGCTTCGACTGCCTGTCGCCGGGCATCAAGGACACCTACATGGTGACCTTGCTTCAGCAGATTTTGGCTGCTGCACCAGGTGCGCCGCTGACCACGACCAGCCCTGGCGGATTGCTGACCATTACAGCCACGTCTGCGGCCAACCCGTTGCGCCGGAAGTTCACGCTTCAGAACCAGAAGAACGAAGAGTTGTTCGTGAAGTTTGGAACTGGCGCCACCACCACCGACTACCACATCGCGCTTCCGGCCCACAACACTGGGTCGAAGCACTCCGACCCTTTAATGCTAGACGGATACATCGGCGCCATCAGCGTCGCTGCTACCGCCGGCAATCCCTCATACACCTTTGCCCAGTTTGTCTGACCTATGCCTACCCCTTCAATTCAAACCCTAAGGACCGATGCGCAGCAGGTGCTGAACCTAGATTCCATCTCTGCCGTGCGGTCAGTCGTCGCTGCAACCTTGGCCAACGCCAATGCCGGCACGCCGCTCAACCCGAACCTGACCACGCAACAGCTGTGGAATGAGTTCTACCAGATCGTCACACAGCCCAAGTCGGACATCGAATCCATCATCGCTAACCAGCTGATGAAGTTCATGTACGCTCCGCCGGCGCCAGGTGGTGTGGGTGCGAACGGCCAGGTGATCTTCAATGATGGGGGCGTGCTAGCAGGGGATGCTGGGCTGACGTACAACAAGACCACAGATGCTCTCACCATCACCGGCGCACTGACGGTGGATACCACGACGCTGGTGGTTAATCCGGCTGGATATCCTGATCGGGTGGGTATTGGGACGGCGACTCCGACGTTTGTGCTGGATGTTGCTGGAAGTGCTGGAAGCGGTGTTCGCTACACCGGCAACAGCGTTCAAAACGTACTTGGTGAAACTGGAGGACTTGGTTTGGTTGGAACTGTTTCAAACCATAGTCTCGGTCTTTACGCAAACGCATCGCTCAAAGCTACCATCGACACATCCGGGAATTTGTCTCTTGCAAACGGAAACCTAGTAATGGGTACCTCCGGCAAAGGCATCGACTTCTCCGCGACTTCTGAAGGCAGCGGAACGATGACCTCCGAGCTGCTGAATGATTACGAGGAGGGGACGTTTGTGCCGACGGTGACTGGAAGCACTGCTGCTGGAGTTGGAACGTACACGCAGCAAGTTGGATTTTACACAAAGGTTGGACGAGTTGTTACTATCAATGTCTGGCTCCAATGGACAGCGCACACTGGAACTGGAAACCTTAGGTTTGCCAACCTTCCTTTTACGGCTGCAAACATTTCTGGAAACTACGGTGGTATCAGTATTGGATACCACTCTCAAATTGCACTCACAGCAAACAATGTTTTGTATGGTCTGTTTGAGTTTGGTTCTACATACATTACGGCAACTCAAACACCAACCGGAGGAGGTGTTAATGGACTTGTTCCAATAGATACCGCTGGGGAAATTGCATTTAGTGGAACCTACTTCGTTTAATCATATGCTCACTGAACGTACCATCTTCTCGCTCTGCGAGGTTCTCCCCAACACGACGCTTCAAGTCCGTCTTGCGGACCAGATCGTCGATGGAGAAGCCGTTAAGGCCTCCACCTTCCGCCGCTATTGCCTCACTCCCGGCTCAGACCTTACGGGTCAGCCCGAGCAGGTGGTTGCGATTGCCAACGCTGTCTGGACTCCTGCTGCTGTCGCTGCCTACGCCGCCAGCCAAACCCCTAGCCCCATCACCCAATGATCGTACCAGTCAATATTGTCGCAGTGCAGGTGAACGCCAACAACAGCCTGTTCGTCACGACCGGCGTTGATTACGACAGCGACGGCACGATTGTCGGCCAAGAGATTACCTCGCAGTACACGCTGAACCCCGGCGACTCGCTGGAAGGCCAGCCGACTGAGGTTGTGAATATCGCCAACGCGCTGTGGACTCCTGCGGTTGTGGAGGCTTACAAGCTGGCGAATCCTCCGGCTCCTGAGCCTCAGCCTGAGATGATCGTGCCTCCGATGCTGCCTCAGAGGGAGCCGGTTTTGGTTGCCAATGACGCTTCAGAGTTGCCAGCTGCTTGACGCTGACACACACTGACGCCGCATGATTCCTATCATTGTTCAACTCACCGAAAACGAGGCCAAAGCGATCATACAGTTCATTGAAATGGGGATCCGATCACAGGGCGGCCAAGCTGCCCGCATCGGAATTCCAATTCAGGACAAGGTAGCTTTGGCGACAGACGCAGCTGAGAAAGCCAACGCCGCAGCCCAACCTGCACTTACCAATGCCGGAGGAGACTCAACACAACCTTGAGGTACGTATCGTGAGACTGGAGACCATCATCGGCGACAAAGACGCAGGGATGGTCTCCGACATCCACGGAATCAAAGCCACCCTCGAAGGCCTCAAGCAGTTCCAATGGAAGCTGTTTGGCGGCCTCGGGGTTTTGGTTGTGCTGGCTCAACTGCTTGGTAGGATCGGCCTGAAATGAAAGATTCAATCAAGTCTATCGCCCGCCACGGACTCTCGTTCGGTGGCGGTTTTCTGGTCGCCAAGGGCATTGTCAGCGTTGACCAAGCCAACGAGCTTGCCGGCGCTGTGATCACCATATTCGGTGTCGCTTGGTCGATCTACAAGAACCGCAAGACCCCTCCGACTCCGCCCGCTGCTCCAGCTGCGTGAACTGGATCTACCAACTGGTAAAGGCGTTCCTGGATTGGCTCCGGGAAACGCCTGCGCCAACGGTTGAAGACGGAAATGCACCCAAACCTCTCAAGTCTGATCTGGCTGCTCGCATTGCCGATCTGCCTGGGATGCCGGACGAAGGTGGTCCTGGTCCCTTCCGGTGATCCGATCATGCTAGCAGAGCCGACGCGGGCGAGCGTGTACGCGTTTGACCGCGACGGTAAGCTGGTCGGCCCTTCGACTGTGAAGATTCCAGCTGGGTGGTACGCGCTACCCAAGACCAAATGATCACCTACCGAGGCCAGAAGTTCGCCGGCTACAACAAGCCGAAGGCTACGCCAGGCGCGTCCAAGAAGTCCGCCGTGCTGGCCAAGGAAGATGGCAAGGTGAAATTGGTCCGGTTCGGCGATCCCAAGATGCCGATCAAGAAGCACATCGCGAAGAACCGGAAAAGCTTCCGTGCGCGGCATGGTTGCGATACCCCGGGAACGAAGCTGTCGGCCAAGTACTGGAGCTGCCGCGCCTGGTGACTTTATGCAGACGAAATACGCCAAACTGGTCCGCAAGCTGAAGAATCAAGGCGCTGATGATCCCCGCGCTCTCGCGGCCTTCATCGGCAGAAAAAAGCTCGGCGCGGAAGAGTTCCAACGCCGAGCCGCTGCTGGCCGTAAGGCCGCCCGTTAGTACGCCGACGGCAGTTCGTCGATCGCGTCTTCCGCGTTTCGAGGCGCCACGCGGGTAGCCGTTGAGGTGCCTTCACCCTGACCGGGTTCGGAAGAGCGGACCTTGCCGACCTTCTTCTCCAGTTCCGCAACCTTCTGCTGGAGGCGGATCACACGCAGGCGCTCACGGCCGTAGGCACGCGCCCGCAGAGCCACCTGAGCCTGAGCCTTGGTGATCAGGTCCACCTTGTCGTCGTAGCCCATGTCGGCATCGACGCCTTCGCCCTTCAACGCGATCTTGATCAACCGATCGCTTTCATCGAGGAGCTTGTTACCATCTTCATCGCCCTCTTCCTTGCCGAACAGCTGAGCGTGGGTCTTCTCGTAGTCAGCAAACTGGGACTCGAAAAGCTCGCGGGAACGCGACTGGCGGGTCTCCAGCTGCTTCTTTGACTCAACCTCACGCTGGGCGCCCTTTTCCTTCCACTCGGCGATGGACCTATCGCGGGCTTGGGTCAACTCAATCAACCGACGGCGATGCGCCATGATCTCTGGAGCGGCCGGCCCGAAGGTCTCCTGGGCGATGATAGCAGCCTTAGCCACCGGCACGTTCAAGAGCGCCATGATGTCCTGATGGTTTGCATCACGCTCGGTGCCATCCGGATCGGTGACGCGGATGCCGTCGATGTCACCCAGAGCGGTCTGCCACGCTTCGCGCAGCGGCGATTCGTACTTCTGCTTGTACTCGGTCGAACGCGTGTAGTTCAGGTAGCGGACCTCGGTATCGAGTTCCTCGGCGTTTTTGCGGATCGAATCCATCTCGGCCTTGAGGGCCTTGGTGGCTTCTTCGACCTCCTTACGGGTGCCTTCAGACTTTGCGCGTTCGAGTTCAGCGACCTTGGCCGCGAAATCATCGCGCTCCTTCTTGGTCATCTCGTACTGCTCGCGGAACTGCTTGAGCGACGCGGGCTCCGGCTTGGCCGGCTCCGGTGTTTTGGCAGGTGCGGCCGTCTCAGTCTTTGGGGCGACCAGCTTATCGAGGTTGAACAGGTCGTCGTTCTTCTGCGGGGCAGCGGCCTGTGGTTCCGGAGTGGGTGCCACTGGCGCTACGGGCGCCGCAGGTGCAGCCGGGGCCGAAGGCGCTATTGGCGCTGGGCTGACTGACCCCATTGGGTTCTCTAAGCCCTGTCCTTCAATGGCGTCGATGCCAGCAAAGGCGTCCGTGTAATCTCCACCGCGATCAGCGGGAGGTGTCATTTCGGTGCTCATTCAAGATTCTGAGTCGGTGCTTTTTTAGGTTCGCGGAAATCCACCAGACCATTCAGTTCCTCCAGGAACGCACGCGCACCAGCGCGCTTGCAGTTGGCATTCCAGCCATGCTGCGGATTCTCAGAGGGCGGAAGGTTCCAGCAGAAATTATTGAAGGCCGCTAGGAGCGCGGCTTGGAGTTCTGGCGTTTCGAGCATTCGCTCGACTGATTGGAGGCGCTGCTTGTCGCGCTGAAACTCTTGCTTGGGTGTTTGAATCATTGGTTAAGGATGTCGGCCTGAGTCTTGAGATCCATCGCGGCAATATCAGCCCGAGTCATAGCGCCCTTGCGCTGAGCCTCGGCGATCGTGCTGGCGTTCTTGCGCTGCTGATCCTGCTCGAAGGCCACCTGCTTCTGGATGCGCTTCTGCTCGGCATTCGCAGCGGCGATCTGAGACTTCGATTGGGCAGTGATGATCATCGACTGGATCTTCGCAGCCGTCTCGGCGTCCATGCCATTGCCAGCTGCGCCGGCCTCGGCCTGAGCCTGTGCCTGCTCCTGGAGACGTTGCACGTAGCCCTTGATGTAGTTCGACGCCTGACCGATGCCGTCCATGTAGAGCTTGATGTTCTGCTCCTGGCCGGGGTCCTGAGCGATCAGCTGGATCTGCTCCTGGATGTGCTGGATCACGTTCGCCAAGCCCATGACGCGTTCCATGGTCGGCATACCGCCGGCCTGCTCGATCTTGCCGATCGCAGCGCCCAGCATTTGCAGGAGCGTCTGGATGTACTCGGGCCGGTTGATCGCGCTGGCGATAACCACCGGCTGGCCGTCGATGAGCGTACCCCAAGCCAGCGTAGCGCGCTCGACCGCCGGGGAGACAGGCTTGCTGTCCACTGGTGCGAGGCGGTTCGCCAGGAGCGGATCGTCGGTGTTGGCCTCGACGTACATATGCACGACCTCGGCCTGAGAATCGGGTGCTAGCAACGGGCGGATAGCCATGAGGCGGTCGGCCTGCGCGATCTCCAGCATCTTGTTGCCGGAACCCATGACGCGCTCGGGCATGATGTCCCAGCTATCGAGGTTGTTGAACACGGACGGATCGACACCTTCAGCTTCGCACTTGCGACGGAACTGAATGCAGTCGGGATGGTCGATCGTGCAGAACCGGCGAGCGATCTCGCGGTACTGGAAGGTCTGCTGGGTGTAAGCGCGGGTGAGCATCGAGCCCATGAGCGCATTGGCGTTGTTCACGCGGGCCATCACCTCGGTCGCGGTCAGTTCCTTGGAAGAACCGTCGTTGACGTCTTGAGTGTAGGCAGCGCTGGACTCGGCCATGATCTGCCGGTGCATGGCCATGGCGCCCGAAAGCATCGTGTAGTCCACGACGTGCCGCTCAGACTGCGGAACCCACGACAGGCCCTCGGGGATCACGCCCATGTTGAAGAGGTCAATCTTCTCCATGCGTTCCATGTCGCCGTCCGCGACGTTGCGGAAGAGCCAGAGCATCTGCTCGAACACGGAGTCAGTGAACTTACAGCGGAGTCGGTTCTGGAGATGGCAGACTGCGTAGAGCAAGTAACCCAGCGAGCGCACCGAGTGCCAGCGGAACGGAGGCACCACAGCGCCGTCAGCAAACTGGGTGTGCATCAACTCGAAGATATCGCGACCGTAGGACCGATCGCCGGCATCGAAGAGCCACTGACCAGCGGTCTGCATATTGCCGATACCGCTGTTGTACTGGTCCACGATGATGCGACGTCGCCAGGAGGGATCGTCAGTCGTGGTGTCCAAGAAGTAGAAATCGTAGCAGCGCAGCACCGGCGTCGCGTCGGAACCCCAGTAGCCAGAGTTCTCCTTGAAGTCTTCCTCAATCTTCTCCGGGAAGTACTGGCCGGACCAGTCGTTGACCTGAAGGCTGGTCGCCTCACGCTCGATCATCGCTGCCAGCAGCTGGTTCACCAGTTTGAGGTTCCAGCCCGGATCGACGTTCTCGCCACGGGTCATGCGGATCAGGTCCTGCGCCGTGAACGAGGTGTAGATCGCGAAGTGCGAGAGGTTATCGAGCGACGTGAGCGTGTTGGTCGGGACAAGAATGTCCTCGGTGCCGCGAGCCGATGGGCACCAGTCGCGATCACGGAGCCAAGTCACTGGGCCGATGCCGTGAAGCACGGTGGCAGCAAACTGGGACTCCAAGACAGTCGAGTATTTTGCCGACCGTTTCATCACGCGGTTAATCTGCTTCGTGATGATGTTGCCCCACTGGGTGCGCTTGTCGCGTGGGCCGATGTCCAGTCCGACCGAGAAGTAATTCTGCGGCTTCAGGAACGCGTTGGTGAACTGCTGACGCGCCGCGTGGATAATCCTGGTGCCTTCCAGAAAGTTCACGTTGGTCTGAATCCGATTGTCGCGTGCCTCCTCTGCGGAATACGGAGGGTTGCCGTTAAAAACGGCGTTGATGCGCGCCCGATTGCGGGATCGCGGTTGCTCCGCCTCCAGCATGGCGCTGACGACGTTCCAGACTCTGCTCGGTTCCTTGAAGCTCATATCGGTCTCAGATTGCTTTCCGTTCCTGCGAAATCCAGCAATTATCAGGCATTTCAGTCTTGCCAAGATACGAAAGTGGCACCCACACCTTCAGTTTGAGGTAGCACCCGCAGACATCGCAGGTGCCAGCAAGGCCTTCTCCTTGCAGAAACATCGCCAAGTCGTTACGCGCCTGCTCCTGCTCCAGAATCGCCTCAGCGACGGTCTTGGTGATTGACCGCGCATCCGTGGGTTTGTTGTGAATGCAGCGGTTGCAGGTATCAATGCGGTCCTGCGCCTGCCGACGATCGACAGGCGTGCCTCCATCACCCAGCCATTCGGCTAGGATCCGTGCACCCTGAGCCGTTTGACGCAGTCTAGCGGCCGCACGTACGACAGCCTGAAACCCTTGGTTGTACATCGGTTGTGGTTGATGGAGCGGATGCAAACTGGGGAAAACGCGCACGTGTGTAAGCCTCCAAGTCATTCATCGCCTGCTCGAACGTAGACGGAATGCTGTTGGCAACCCGATGGTTGTGGATCAGGCGGGCCATTTCATAGAACCCATAGTTGAGGACATCCTTGGGACTCCACTTGGTCTTAGGTTCGTAGAATTGCCAACCACCAGGAGGAAACGTGTCGCGATTCATGGTGAGCTATTAAAAGGGAAGGTCGTCTTCCGGGTCCAGATCAGGCTTTGCAACAGCAGCGGCAGGCTTAGCTGCGGGCGCAGCGGATCCAGCATCGCGACTCTTCAGGAACTGGAACTGCTCGACCACGATGCGGGTCGAAGACTTCTCCTGGCCGTCCTTGGCGGTCCACTTCTCGGTAGTCAGTCGGCCGGTAATCATCAGCGGATCACCCTTCTTGACGTACTTGCCGATCGAGTCAGCAGACTTCCCGAATGCCTTGCAGCTGGCAAAGAAGACCTCTTCCTTGTCCTCACCAGACTCACTCTTCCAGCGGCGATTAGCTGCCAGACTGAAGCCACAAACGGTGCTTCCCTTGGGGAGCGTTTTGACTTCGGGGTCTTTGGTGAGGTTACCGATCAGGATGACTTGATTGAATGAGGCCATATCAGGAGTAAGTTAATGAATGTTCAGACTCCACTGACCGGCGCTTGTCAGACATACGCGTCAGCCACTTTGGTGTCTGTCGCTTGACAATACCAACACCTTGGCCGCCTGCAATCTCAAAACCGTTTCGGCGCGCCATTTCGAGTGCGACCACGAACGAATCCCACAAGTCAGGCGACCTACCCATGCGCTCCTTGGTCTTGTGCTTTGGCTCAACGTCGATCAGGCCAGTGCGGGCGATACCCCACTCGCGCATCGAACCTTCTTCAGCGACTTCGCGGGGCAGTTTACGCAGCTGCTTGGATTCAATCAGCAGACGCGACGCGTACCACAGTGCGGTGACCATCTTGCCGTAGGCCTCGCGCTCAGTCTTCGGATCTCCCTGGCGTACCGGGCGATCCAACGGCTTGCCACCAAACTCGATCGGAACGACCTGCGGAGACCACAAGCGAGCGAACGCAGACATCAGCGTGCCGCGTCCAGTGGAGTCAAACCCAACGCGCTCAGGCGGGATGTTGCGCTGCTTGCAATAGAGAAGAACGTACTCAGCTATCTGCTCTTCGGCCTGCTGGGCTTTGACCGCCGTAACGGGAATCACGATGGGCGTCTCGGTGAATGCTAGCACGATGCGGCCCGATGAGTCCGGCCCAAACGTCAGGTCGGTCATTACGCATCGGTCACCGCCGACGCCTGAGTACGCTGCGTCGATGCCGATGATCCGCGTGATCTTATCGGCGCGCTCCCAAACTGGATCGTCGAACGCTTGGTTCTGTTCGCACAGCGACATCGTGACCACGCGCCTGGTGCCACCGTCCCGAGGCAGCAGACCGAGGTTCATCATCGAGAACTGCAATGAATCCCGGCCGTAGTAATCGAGGTCCGCCTGAATCTGCTCCGGAGTGATGATGCCTCGGTACGGATTCGTGCCCTTGGGGAACTTCGCATTCGGCGTGTCGTACCCACACAGCTGGACAGCGAGACCACCGGGCGCTCGCGTTTTCCAGGTGCGTGTTTTCTCCAAGTATTCAAGACCCTCCCAACCACCGAACGTCGGATGCGGTTCGCACACCACACCAAGCGCATCGTTGCGGTCCTTGGGGTTGCCCATCGCGATCAGCTTAAACTCGGGGTTCTTTCGGAGGTTCGCCACCGAGTCCAAGAAACCGCGTCCCATCAACGAGGCTTCGTCAGCGATCAACATCACGCGGTCGTTCTTCAAACCGACGTAGTTCGAGAGGCCGACAAACGTGCCGCCGACCTTGCACGCCACACCGATGATGCCGTCACGGAAGTCCTGCGCCTCGGCATCTTCATCCGAACTGGTCAGGATGAATCGGCTTTCAATCACGCGCCCCGGCAACCATTCGCGCCGTTCCTTGGCCTTGTTGTGAAGCTCCTTGATCGAGCCCCAGATGCGCAGCTGGAGACCCTCACGCGTCGTTGACGACATGATGATCGAGGTGCCCTTCGGCCAGATGTAGAACGAGCACAGCCCGAACGCTGCGGAGTTGTACGTCTTGCCAGATGAACCCGGCCCCATGATGCCGACCTCTTGGTTTTCGACGAATGCTTGGATCAGAAGCTCCGACCACTCATGCCAATCGAAGTGCGGCCACAGCGCGGTCATGGCAGCACGGAAGTGGTAATACTTGCCCTGGCCGTACTTTACGCCGGCGTTGTGAATGTACCCTCCACGACGCACCATCTCGGCCTCGATGAGAAAGCGGTCTTTTGTACGCCACGGTATGGACAAGTAATCGGGGCTTTCATTCATCTTGCGGGAATCCTGCGATGGCCTTTCAATCGGTTCAAGCGTCATGGTCGCAGAAAAAAATCGCATCGTAGATGGCCTCCTTACCGCTGAAGGTGGGGTGGATAGCGGTTTTTCGCCCTCACTTATTCAGCCCAACCAACTGGCTTGGGCAGTCAACACGACGGTGCGCGGCGGATTCCCGAAAGCGCGGCCTGGGATCTGGGTGAAGAATCTGACGTTTGATGATCCGGACGTGGTCTACAACGGTGGGTACTACAACGCCGTTGTGGAATCTGCATTCAAGACGGGTTATTTCCAGGGTTGCGGCGCCTACACCAACGATCAGGGGGAGCCATACCTGTACGCCGCGATCAGCGGAAAAATCTTTCAGATCGACATCGGGAACAACTTTCGAGTTACGGATCGAACCCCTCAGACCGGAACATTCCAGGTGAACACACGTGGAAGGGTGTCCAATGTGGCAACCTACGTGACCGCTGGGGCTCACGGTTTGTTTCCAGGCATGGTTGTCAGGCTTCCAGAGCCGGTGGGCGCCCTCTACCCAGAAGGGTTCTTTGGCGATTTCGTGGTGCAGACAACGCCGTCAACGACAACTTTCACAGTCTACTCGCCTGGAATCGACGCTGGACCGCTGCTTGGACCTAGCTTTATCGGCTACATACTGGCAGCCAATAATCCGAATGCGGATCATGTCTACTTCCAGCAGGCGGAAAACTGGTTGATCATTCAGGATCAACAAAACGCTCCGTACCTTTACGACGGCACGTCGTTCCGAAGAGCGGCAAGTGATGAGGTGCCTGTAGGTGGCCCAATGGCTTACGGCAAAGGACGCCTCTGGGTTGCCAAAGGATCCGAATACTACGGTGGCGACCTTGTCTACGGTGATCCTGCATACGGCCGCAACTCAGTCATTCGATTCACCGAAAACACGTTTCTCAATGAAGGTGGCGCCTTCGCGGTTTCCAACGGCCCAATTACCGGACTGGCGTTTGCCGCTAACTTGGACACATCGCTAGGAGATGGCGACCTGCTGGTCTTCACGCCCACCGCGACCTACGCGTTTAACGCTCCAGTCGATCGGGATGTTTGGAAGGATCTTAATTATCCGATCCAACGATTCGCCCTTCTAAACTTCGGGTCGTTCAACCATGAGTCGATTGTCCCAGTCAACGGCGACCTGTTCTTCCGTGCGCAGGACGGCATCCGGTCGTTAATCTACGCTCGCCGCGATTTCACCGAGTTTGGAAACACGCCGATCAGCCGACAGGTCGTTAGGGCGCTAGCCTACGACACTGAGTTTTACCTGACAGCTGCTAGCGCGGTGAACTTCGACAACCGAATGCTGATGACCATTCAGCCGGAGAAGGTCAACGGACGCGGCGTTGTCCACCGTGGCATGGTTGCGATGGATTTCGATCTCGTCTCTGGCATGGGCCGAAAGCTACCGCCGGCGTGGGAAGGCGTCTGGACTGGGGTTGATATTCTTCAGATGGTGACGGTGCGAATCCAGAAGCAGGAGCGATGCTTTATCTTCGGGCTGAATCAAGGTGACATCGGCCTTTACGAGGTGACCAAGAACGGCCAGTTCGACTTCGACGGGTTCGATGATGCGCCGATCGACTGGACCATTGAGACGCGCTCGCTGACTTTCGCGGAGCCCACCAACAAGAAGCGTCTAGTGAGCGCCGAGCAGTGGTATGACCAGGTGATGGGCGACATCGAATCGAAGGTCTACTTCAAGGCCAACGAAGGCGAGTGCTGGCAGCCGTGGGCCGAGTTCAAGGACTGCGCCAAGTACCGCAACTGCGAGCCTGGTGAGATTTCGTGCCCTCCGGCGGTAATCAACTGCCAGGAGGTCAAATACTACCAGCCTCCGACCCGCTCGCGGATTGCCCTGCCGCAACCCCCGGACAAGTGCGACGTGCAGACTGGCGGCTTTACTCGCGACGGGTACGAATTCCAGCTGCGCTACGTGAACACCGGCAGGTTTCGCTTGAAGCGTATTGCTATGGTTGCCCAACGTCTCCAGGAGGACATCTACGGCGACCTCAGCCGGGTGGCCTGCCCACTCCTATCTGCCTAGTATGCCCTCTTCAAACCCAGTTGATTACGGAGCGGATCCTTGCGGGCTGCGAAACAGCGCGTGGGCGATCAACGAATGCCTGTTTGCGGCCAAGCGGTGCGATTTTCCTGAAGGCACGTTTCTGTTGGGATCGAGTCCAGGGGCAGAGATTATTCAGAGCCAGAGGACAGGTGGCTACGCAACCTTCACAACCGCGACCCCGCATGGGTTGGTTCTTGGTGAAAAAATCACAGTCTACGGTCTTACTGTCATTTACATAGATCCCAGTAATGGACAACCAAGCAACACTGGTCCAGGTCAGTTTGGTTTCGAGGTAACGGCGATTTACACCCCGACGTCATTCCAGATTCTCATGCCGGGAGCCAACACGCCATTGGCGGTTGAATCTGGCTGGATCAATCTTGTTGGCGGCGGCTACACATCGTCGTTGGTCATGGGATACCCTCCCCTAACCGGCGTGATCAACAACGTCGCGTTTACCGGCAAAGGCGCCGGAAAAACAATCCTGAAGTTCGCTAACAACACCTCCACGAAAAGAGGGGACACTTTTGGCTTTAACATTCAGATGCTGAAGACCCTGGGAAACTATGGTGGATCCGGAACAGCAGTCGGATCACCTGGTTCTTATGCAGGTGCGCCGCTGAACAGCATCAACTGCAAAAACACCCTAATCGAAGGAATCACCTTCGACGGCAACTACGCCAACAACTCGGTCGCGGACATCAAGATTGTCTCGGTGCAACGCACCAACGGAGTCAACACGTACACCGTGGACAAGCCGTTGTACGCGCCTGGAATTAACGGCACTCAGTTCTATTCCGTCGCACCTCCGGCCTACATTCCTCCCATTTCGCCTCCCCCGTACACCAACGTCAGCGCGATTGGTCAGTACATCAGCAACGTGGTGACATCCGGCCCAGGAAATGACGCGACGTTTGTCGGGTTTGGCAGCATCACAAACGTCACCGCACTGTCGTTTCAGCGCGATTTGCGGGTTGTTCTTCGGCAGGCGCGAAGAAACGCATTTAACTACGCCATCTACACGAAACATCCTCAATGGAACTTTGGGTTTACGATCGGTGATTCAATCACCGTTACTGGATTTTCGGATGCCAGTTTCAACGGCACTTTCACTGTCGTCGGATTTCTTTCCACTGAAGAAGTCTACTGCGTCAACGTCGGCCCCGCTACGACTCGCGAGATCAATGGATTCCAGCGAAACTTAAACGTCGCCACCTACGACACTATCACCCCGCACGGATTCGTTGGCGGCGAAACGGTGATGATCCAGAATCTTTTGAACGCGTCATTCAATGGCACGTTCACTGTCAGTGGAATCCCATCTCCAACTCAATTCACCTGTTCAAACATTGGAGCCAACGTTGGATTGACGCCAGGTCTTGGATATTACGGCATCGTTGAAAATGCCCGCGCTTGGAGTGCTCCAGATGTCTTGCTCACGCCACAAACCAAAGCGGGCGTCAACTCACTCTACACGGTCGCGGGAATCAACCATGTCGGAGAAAGGGCTTTGATTCAGAACAATCAGTTCTACGACTTCGGCGTGGGTGTCGCGGATGCGGAGACGTTCCTGGTTAAATCGTTCCTGCCGATGAACGTCGATGACCTGACGGCCGGCGCCAAGGTTCTTAACAACGACTTTAGTTACCAGGGGCGCAACTCGATCCAGAGCACGCTGTACCCGGGCAACGCGGAGGCCAACACCCAGTGCGCGATCGGTGGCTTTTCGAGCCTTGTAAACCCAATCAACGTGGTGTCCAGGTCAGCTGGAGTGGCCACCTACACGTGCGTGATGAAGCACACGTTGCGGGTCGGGGATGTTGTAATCGTAAATTCTTTCCCAGATCCCACCTTCAACGGCAGCCTCACTGTCATATCGACACCCGACGCGTTTCGATTCACAGCAAACACAGGTGGCCCAGACGTGCTCCCCGGCCTGTACCTCGACGGCCAGGTAATCATGCTCCGTAGCAAGCGGATCTTCGCCTCAGAGTGCGAGTTCAAATACAACCGCGTCCAAGGTGGCCCTGACGTGGTCAACCAGCAAAGCCCAGTCCATGCTATCACGGCTCGCGAAACCAGCGGGATGGACATCAGCTACAACAACTTTGACGGCTTCCGGGGCACCTGCTTCTACGTCGATTCGTACCAGCACAAAGGCACTCACATCCATCACAACTCGGCGTTGAACGTCTCAGCGTTTATCTCGCTGGTAGTGCAGGATTGGTATGAGTTGATCAAAACTATCACGCCACCAGTTGCGAACCCAGAGACCTACTCGACGCTGATCGCAGCCCACAAGGATATGCTGATCGAGAACAACGATGTTTTCTTGACCGGCCCAGATTCGTGGTTCTACCAGACCGCGTTGACGCCGCTGGATGCGGTGTTTCTGATCAATAACCACGACGTAAACAAGTCGGAGTATTACTACCCGACGGACTACCAGATTCCGATTACGGCTGCATCCCGCGCTACCAACATCTCGACGTTCACAACCGCATCACCTCACGAACTCCAGGTGGGCATGGAAATTTCCACGGTCGGGGTTACTGACGGCACGTTTAACGGCGTCTTTACGGTTGCTAGCACGCCTTCACTCACAACATTTACGGTCGCAAATCCCGGCAGCGTTGTATCCACATCCGGAGGATTTCTAGGCATCAACGACCCCGTCAAATTCCCATGGGAGATCCGCCCAATCGGATACCAGCGCACCAGTGGAGTCGCCACGTACACGACGAACAAGGCGCATCAACTCTCAACCGGAGATCACGCGACGATTGAAGGCCTTAGCAACGCCTCGTTTAACGATGAGGTGATCGTGACCGGCACGCCGACGCTCTACACCTTCACGTGCGCGAGCCCCGGCCCAGACGTGCCGTTCACCTCTGAGACCGGAAATTTCTTCCGGTACGTTGATAACATTCAGATCGGCTGCAACACGGTTAGGCGCCTGAGTGGAAACGGACTGGTCGTAAACAACGGCGGCCGGTTTGGCCCGTCCTTTCTCCAGGGGCGTCCTGCGCGCTGCGTGGCACCGCTGGAGCAGTTTTTCTATTTCGATTGTCCCGAGGGCTGTTTGGCGCTTGAATGCGACCCCGGCCCGTGTAAGCCCAACGACTACCTCTACCGCATCTAATCATGGCAACCGTTGACATTTCAGCAGGCCTTTTGCCGCCGCCCGCTTGCTACCCATCGGAGCAAGATCGACTGGACGCCTACGCAGCCGCGTTGATCGGAAACCTGACTACAGGCGCTGAATGGGCCACTTCTCAAACCGCGCCCGGAAACCCCGGCCTTTACTGGCTTCGCACCGATACCAACAATCGACCGATCGACGTGATGAGGTTTTCGTCGGCTGCGGGAGATTCCGATTTTATCAGGTTGGCAAGTGAAGTCGTGTTTGCAGGGACCGCAAGCGGTGCTGCTGGCGCGTATGCGGTGACCAATTCTCCGCCGTATCCTAGCGCAGCGTCGGCTTATCGCACCGGCCAGATTTACACCTTTCTGGCAAATCACACCAATTCCGGCGCTAGCACGCTGAACGTGGACGGCAAAGGAGCCAAGGCAATTACCAAGGATGGTGCAGCTGCGTTGTCAGCCAACGACATCCTAATTGGTCAGGTGGTTACCGTGCTGTACGATGGCGTGAATTTCCAGCTGATCACCCAGAAGCGGGACCTGACTCGGCAGAGCTTGCGTCAGTTTCTGACGTATGCGTCAGCTGGCGTTACGCTTTCAACTTTTGCTAGTGATGTACTTGTTCCGTTTACTCACGGATTTGTAAACCCAATCAGCGGGGTGCCATTGATTCCGTTCGCGGTTCGAGTCGTCCTAGTAAGGATTGCAGCTGGATCTGTTACATTTAATGGAGTCAGCGGTGTAACGACCTACACTTGGTACAACGGTCAGGAAGTCGATTGCTTGCATTTCGTAAGCTCTGGAACCGCGCCCTACGAAAAACTCCCGTCATTTAGGTATGTTGCTGACGGAACTAATGTTTGGGTTTCGGTCAATCTTTTGGGCGTGGTTTCAATTCCATTCTTCAATCCAGGTCTGACTCCCGCAGATTATCAGGTCAAAGTCTACGCTACGGCACTTAACCCGGCTTACGTCGCGCCATGAGAAAAACCCTCGCCCAAGCCAAGAATTCCACGATCCCGCAGGCTGTCGGTCTCGCCACCTGCGACGAGCGTTTTCTCCAGCTGCTCAACGAGGCTCAGGCACGCCTCGCGGACATGGGCAAGTGGTGGGGCACATACAAAAAACTGCGCCTCTGCGTCGTTGCCGGCTGCATCACCTGGCCTCGCGAGGTTAAGACGATCGAGGCGATGAACCTCTGCGGATACAACATCCCGGTTCAGAACCAATGGTACGAGTTTCAAACCGACACCCGTGCGCCGCGCACTGGCTGCGGACGTGAAGGCTGCGAGCAGGACCAGCTGCTAGATCGCGGCATGGTCACGCAATATCGCGACTCAGTAGGCAACTGCCACATGAGGGTCTACCCTCAGTTGTCAGCCGACGCCGGAAAACGCGTGCTTCTCCAAGGGTTAGACCCCAACGGAGACCCGATCCGGACGCTCGACACCGTGACTGGCGAGTACGTCTGGGGCGAGTATGTGACGCTGCCGAATCCGTTGATTACGGCTTACGTGCAGACCACCAACCTCTTCAAGCAACCGGGCTTGAATGGCGCCCAGAAGCCGCTCACTCAGGGAAGCCTGACCATTGTTGCCTACAACCCATCGACCAGCTTGCAGACTCAGGTCGCCGTCTGGGGGCCGAGCGAGCAGAACCCAGAGTACCGCCGTACGTACCTGATCAATATGCCCGAGGTTTGCGGGGGCACTCAGGGATGCAACTCCAGCAACGATAACTGCTGTATCGACCACGGCGACGGTTGCGTGCCTCCAGATGAAGCCTGCACGAACACCGTGGTCGAAGCCATCGTGCGCCTGGACTTCATTCCTGCGATCGTGGACTCCGACTGGTTGTTTATCGGCAACCTTCAAGCGATCAAGCACATGATGAAGGCCATCCAGAAGGAGGATCGCAACCAGTACACCGAGGCTGAGCGCGAAATCCAGCTGGCGCTTCGCAGCCTGCGCAACGAACTCGAAGCCTACAGCCCGAACGAGCGCAGCGTGATCAACGTGCAGCCCTACGGATCGGCGAAGATCGAGTATCGGTTTGGAGGGTTCATCTGATGGAGGTGGCGCTGGAAAAGCCGTTGACGTGGTTGGACATCCTCACGGATGAAACCATCACGTTCGATGACCGCCTGGACAGGTGGGAAGCATTCGTTGCTAACCTGCCACCTCAGGAGTGCCCCCTGAAGCACACGTTTCCTGAAGGGATGTACGTGCGCGAAATCTTCATGCCGGCTGGGTCTGTGATTACCAGCCGCATCCACAAGTTCGCCAACCCGTTCTTCGTCACCAAGGGCAAGGTCACGGTGGTCAGCGAGAACGAGGGGTGGGTGACGTACACGGCGCCATACTCCGGCATCACGAAGCCTGGAACTCGTCGGGTGCTGCTGATCCATGAGGACACCGTTTGGACAACGGTCCACCTGAATCTCGATAACAAGACGGATCACGAAGAGCTTTTGAACGACCTCACCTACGTGAGGCAGAACCAATACTTACCATGTCATTCGTAGCCACAGCAATCGGAGCCGGCGTTGTCACGTCGGGTATCGGGATGGGTCTTCAGGCATCGTCTGCTAGCGCAGCGCGTCGCCAAGCCAGTGAAGCTGCAAATCTTCCTGGCATTAACATTGGTGCGGCAATGGGAGAGTCCACTCTCAATGCGCCCCGTGCTCGCGAAATGGAGGCTCAGCGCAACGCGTACAACCGCGCACAGCTGCTAGAGTCGCTAGGCATCCAAGTCCCGGGCTATCAGGAGGCGCAGGCCAAGCGCGCTGAGAACGCGCTAGCACTACTTCGAGGCGAACTTCCTCCAGATGTCGCGGCGCAGGTTCAGCGCAATGCGGCCGCTAAAGCTGTTCAAGGTGGCTACGCGGGAAGTGCAGCTGGACGAAACCTTGTCGCTCGCGATCTTGGTAGGACCAGCCTTGAGATGGCCAATCTCGGAAACCAGCAGTTCTCCAACATCCTTGGAACCACGCCGTTGGCTCCGCTGGCGAACTACGAATTCACGCCGCAGCAGATTGCCGCATTGCGCGGTGGCGAACGTAGCGCACAGCAGCAGGCGATGCTCGGTGTTGCCGGTATGCCGAGCGCAACGGGTGTTTTTGGACAAGGCATTGGTTCGCTTGGAACCGGCCTGACCAACCTTGGATTCGCTTCCCTTGGACAGGGTGGTTTTGGAGGCGGTAAGGGCACCAGTGACCTTGTTTCCACCCAGCAGAGCATCATGCCGAAAACCATCTAACCTATGGCAAACCCCTTCTCAGGACTCGAAAACATCGGGCAGTCGTACCTCGCAGGCGTGCAGCTGGCGAATCAACGCCAGGCGCGTGAGGAAGCTCTTGCGCAGCGGCAGGAAGAGGCGCGGGTGCGCGAGAGGTATTATCAGGATCTTGTGCAGCAGCGGCGTGATGCGGCGGTGTTGGCGGCGCAGAACAGAAACGATGTGCTTGGATCAAAGTTCGGTGAGTATCTGACCCTAAATACAGACGGCAGCGTCAACATTGTTGAATCGTCTCGAAAACTCAAAGAAGCCGAGGGAACGGATGCATTTGCTGAAACTGCTGGGTTAGCTCAAGGACTCGGTACGCCTATCACGGGAATTACGCCAGAGATCAGCAAGAGCAAAGCATTTCAGCGCGGACTGGCAAATGCGATGGTCGAGAAGACCAAAAATCAGATCCAGATGGAGCGGATCTTGGCTTCGCAAGGAATTATTGCGGCAGGCCCTGGGCGATCTCTTCCAGCTGCCGTTGAAAATGCGGTTACGGGTCAAGAACCGCAGACTGTTTTTGACATTTCGTCGGGTCGTGGAGAAACAACCGGACCTGCCGTTGCGGACCAACTTTCTGCTCCGCCGGGAACAATTCCAATCCGGATGAATGACCGAGACTATTTCATGCGGAAGCCCAAGGCCGAAAAACCCGCAAAGACTGAATATCCTGGGGAAATTGAAATGGATACCCCAGAGGGTCCGATGAAGATCAAGCTAACTGCCGAACAGGTGGCTAGTAGATTGGCTCAACAAAAATCTGCGGCGCCTACGAACGCTCCTGTAAAAGTGCGCTTTCAACGCGACCCGGTCACGGGCAAGCTCGTCCTAGCCAAATAAACCATGCCTAAGCTCGTTGATATTCAAGACATCGGCCTAATCGAGGTTCCTGATGATGTTGGTGAAAACGAACTTCAAGAGCTTGTCGATACATTCGACCAAGGCAGGCTAGCTGCCGCTGGATCAGCGGTCATGCGCGAAGGCGGCCGAATGGTCGGCGGCGCAATGATGGGTTTGGCGCGTGCAGCATCTGAGGAACCGCCTCCTGCCATTACGGCAGCACAGGCTGAAAGCCCCGCTGGAATGGCAGCCTACGAGCGCCGTCTGGCGGAATGGGAGCAACGCACCAAAGCGGTTTCACCTGAGGAACTCCAGGCGCGAACTGAAACGAGCCCCACGTTCAAGCTCGGTCAGAATCTTCAAGAGGGCGCAAGAGAAGCGTTCCCGGTCAACCCGCTGCGGGAAGAAGATTACCTTACCCAGCTGGCGAGCGGCGTTGGATCTCTTCCAGTCTCCGCTGTCCCGATCATTGGCCAGCTGGCTTATGGTTTGAGCACCGGTGAGGATTCGGCGCAGCAAGCTGGTCAATTCTACGACACCAAGATTGCGGAAGCGTTGGCCAGTGGAAACACGGTAGAGGCCAACCGACTCCGCGCCGAAAAGCCGATAGCACAGCGCAAGGTCCTCATGGCAACCGCTCCCGTTGGAGCGATCACAGAAGGCGCGCTGGGCGCTGTTCCGGCGGTGAAGCGTTTGGTGACCGGTGCCGTTGGAAAACGGGTTGTCAGTGGCGCCATTAAGACCGGCCTTACAGAAGCTGCTCAGGAATCATCGGAACAATTTCTTCAGAATCTGGCGGCTCAGAAAATCTACAATCCTGACCAGAAACTCGGTCAAGGTATCCTTGAATCCGGAGAGGTTGGTGCTGGCGTCGGTACGTTGGTTGGTCTTGTTGCAGGTGGTGCTGGGAAGATTTCGCGTGGCCAAAGACTTCGCAGTTTGCAGGAGCAACGCCTTGCCAGGGGCATAGCGCCTGCCACAGACGACATTCAAACCGTCGTTGATCGCGAGGCTGCCATCCGGGCATCCATTGGCGGTGATCCCGCCAACCCTCTCCCGAACTCTGCCGCTACCGTGGCCGGGATCGAAGATGAGCTTACCCCTGACATTGCTGAAGAGCTTGGTGGCATCAACGCCGGAGGTCCTCCGTCTGGTCCGATTCAGATCCAGCCTGAGCCCACGATCCCTGCCGCTGTTGAGGAGGCTATTGCGCCGCCGGCGGAGCCGATTGCACCGATTGTAACTGAAGCGCCCGTACAACCCGAACTCCAACCCCCCACACCCAGTGCCATTCAAGAACAAGGCCCAGATGAAGGCCTGCTTCGCGGAGAAGAGCCGCAACCCGAAGTCCAAGTGGGACTGCCAGAAGTGGATCAAAGAGGGCGGCCTACCGAAGGAGGAAGGCCCGAAGCCCAAGCGCCGGTCGTCCCGGAAGAGTTAATCCGTCCGCCGGAGGAAATCTCTCCAGCGGCGTCTGCGCTTCCCCCTGCCGAACCGACTCCGGTTCCTGCCCCCAAACTGGTTGAACCGACCAAGAAGGCGGCCGAAGAGGAACTCGAATCGCAGATCGTTGAAGCAACAGCCCAGACCGTTCGTGAAGATCGGTCGGCCGGAGTGGATCCGACTGAGACCTACGATAAGCTCGCTCAGCGGTACGAGGAGCAGCCGCAGCTGGGGACTCGCACTGCGTCCAGCAAAACTGCGCAGGCCTACTCGACTCCGCCGCCGCTGGCCTATCTGGCCGGCATTCTGGCGGATGTAGAGGGAGGCCAACGCGTGGCCGAGACGACTGCCGGCAACGGAATGCTCCTGGTCACGTCGGATCCGACCAAGCAGGACATTCTTGCCAACGAGTTGGACCCGAATCGCCGCACGCGCTTGGAGCGTTTCATCGGCAAGCCTGCGACCGGACTCGATGCGGTAAGCCAAGAGTTCTTCAACTCGCTGGATTCTGCTCAGCCGGATCGCGTCATTATCAATCCTCCGTTTGGCGCTCGATTCATCGAAGGCCAGAAGGAGTCCTTCCCGCTCTTCAGGAGCAGCATCAAGCGTGCGCAGACATCGAGCATCGACCTCGCCATCGCGCTGAACACGCTCGAAGCCATGGCCCCGAACGGAAAGGCCGTGCTGATCTTGGGATCCAAGACTGGATCGCAGTCCAACAAGCTGGGAACTCCCGAAAACCGGCTCAAATCCTACGATCGGGCTGAGTACCTCGACCTGTTCAATCGGTTCAACGTCACCGACTTCTTCACCATCGACGGAGGTATGTACTCCAAGATGGGCGCAGGATGGCCGGTCGATATTGTGGTAATCGACGGAAAACGATCAACCCCTCCCGCTGCCCAAGGAGGCTTGGTCCGTCCGTGGATTTCGGCACCTCGCGTTTACAATAGCTGGGCAGACCTCAAACCGCTGATCAATGAAGCTCGCAAAACGAAAGTCACAACCCCTGTCACCCCAGCAGC